CGGTACAGTATAATTTAATTTATGGCTGACGATAATAAACCCGATTATTTTGACGGAATACGAAGTCATTTTGAAGATACAGAAATTAGAGTTATAGAAGTTCCTGAGTGGGGACTTGTAGGCGATAAAGCTATTTACGCAAAACCTTTTAATATGATGGAGAAATCCAAACTATTTAAGGGTGCGAATAATAACGACCTAAATATTCTAATCGATGTCATAATTGAAAAAGCGTTAGACAAAGATCATAATAAAATGTTTAATGCTACTCACATTCTTAGTTTTAAAACAAAGGCTGATACTGATGTTATTGCTAGAGTTTCAAATCAAATCTTAGGTACTAACTTCGAAGACGCAAAAAAAAACTAAAAAATCCTGAGGTTTATAATGTGGTGGCTCTAGCAGAGAGACTCCATAAAACTATCCCAGAAATATTGCAAATGTCTTGCTTTGAGTTTAATATGTGGCTTGCGTATTTTGAACAACAAAAAGAAGAGATTGAAAAAGAACAAAATAAAATAAAACATAAGATGAGATAGATGGCCACCAAAAAAGTTAATATAGATATAGTTGCTAAGGATAAATCAAAACAGGCTCTAAATAGTATTAAAGGCAGTCTTAATGGTCTTAAACAATCTGTATTTAATTTAAGAAATGCTTTTATTGGTTTAGGTGCTGGTCTTGTAATAAAAAATTTAGTTAATGTTGGTCAGTCTGTTGAGTCTTTACAAGTAAGATTAAAGTTTTTATTTGGTAGTGTTGAGGAGGGGTCAAAAGCCTTTGATAACATGGCTAAGTTTGCGGCTAAAGTTCCTTTTTCTTTAGATGAAATTCAAGCTGGTGCGGGTAATCTTGCAGTTGTGTCCGATGACGCAGATCATTTAGCAAAAGTTTTAGAAATCACTGGTAATGTAGCGGCTGTTACTGGATTAGATTTTGTTACTGCCGCAAATCAGATACAAAGGTCATTTGCTGGCGGTATAGCGGCGGCAGACATATTTAGAGAAAAAGGCGTAAGAGATATGCTTGGTTTTTCTGCTGGTGCAACTGTATCGGCGGAAGAAACTATTGCGGCGTTTGAAAAAGTATTTGCAAAAGGCGGTAAGTTTGGAAGTACGACAGATGCTTTAGCACAAACATTTGAGGGAACTTTATCAATGCTTGGCGATAAAGTATTCTCATTTAAAAAGACTATTGTTGAAGAGGGTTTTTTTCCAGAACTTAAAAGACAATTTGGAGACTTAAATAAATTTATAGAAGATAATCAAGATACAGTAGATAATTTTGCAAAAACACTTGGTCAAGGTCTTGCTATTGCAGTTACAAGTATTGCAGATGCTTTCAAATTTGTAAATGAAAACCAAGATAAATTTATATTAGGAATAAAAATAATAATATCTTTAGGTGTTGCAAAAGTATTTATGGGTATTGCAACTGCTGTATTAAATGTAGCAAAAGCCACTATGGCACTTGCTGTTGGTGCATCTGCGGTAAAAAAAGGATTTGTAGGTTTAGTAAGTATATTTGCAACAGGCGGTGTTGCCTTTTTAGCTTTTAAAGAAATAGATAAATTATTTGAAAATTTTATGCTCAAAATGGACGAGGCTGGTGCTAAAGCCCACCCTTTTGCTGTTGGTATGGGAGGTGCTTTTACAACAGCTAAAAAATCTGTGGACGACTTTGGAAAATCTGTTGAGGTGGCTGAACATCAAATAACTGATATCAAAAAAGTTGCACAAGAAATTTTAGACACTAATCAAAAAGTTTTTGAAGATATAAAACAAAGAGGCATGAGTGAATTTGATTTAGTTACTAAAAGGGTAGAAGATGAACTTGAATTAGTAAGACAATCTGAAAATGCTTTGAAAACTTTATTGATGCAAAAAGTAACTGATAGGCAACTAACTCAGGAAATGGCTGACTCAATACTGTTAGAAAAAATGAAAGAGTTTGAAGATTTAAGAAAAATTATAACTAAACAAGGTGCTGAGGAAAGACTTAAAATACTTCAAGACGAAACAGATAAAGTAAGTGAAATGATGCAAAGAAACTTTGACAAAAATTTAGCGGCAATCAAAAACAGACAATTCCAAGAATTAGAATTAGAGAAACTTACAAAAGGACAAATAAAAGATTTAACAAAAGCAACTGGCAGAGAGGTACTTGATGAGTTAAGTAAACATAACAAAGCAATATTTGCATTAAACAAAGCACTTGCAATTAAAGACGCTGTTGTAAATACTGCAAGAGGTGTTTCAAAAGCATTAGCACTTGGCCCGTTTGGAATACCTTTAGCTGTTGCTATTGGTGCTTTAGGTGCGGCTCAGATTGCAACAATAGCATCAACTAGGTATCAAGGTCGTAGGCTTGGTGGTAGAATGAATCAAGGACAACCATTTTTAGTCGGAGAGGCTGGCCCAGAGTTAATAGTACCCGACAAACCATCAAATGTAATTCCAAATCATCAACTTGGTGGTGGACAACCAGTGACAGTAAACTTTAATATAAATACTGTTGATGCAAGAGGATTTAATGAATTATTAGTAAACAGTAGAGCAGTTATAGTCAATATGATTAATACTGCTGTTAATGAAAAAGGTAAGGCGGCATTGATATGAGTGGTGCTTTACCAAATACAAATTTTGACGCTATTAATATTAGATCAAACCAAAAAACTTTATTTAGTGAAACTGACAGCGGCAAATCATTTAGACGACAAGTGCAAGGCCAAAGATTTAGTTTTACATTATCTTATCCTTTACTGACTAGAGCAGACTTTGCCCCGATCATGGCCTTTATGGTAAAGCAAAGAAGTAGGAAAGAAAATTTCACTGTAACTCTACCGACAACTTTAGATAGTCAAGGTAATGAAACAGGAGTTTTATTAGTAAATGGTTCTCACTCTGCGGGAGATACAACAATCAACATAGATGCTTTTGCGGCTGATGGTGCTGGTAGATTAAAAGCTGGAGATTTTATCAAATTTTCACATGATAAACTTTATATGGTAGTTGCAGATGTGACATCTTCAAGTAATGCCGCAACAGTTACTATTGAACCACCATTAAGAACAGCGTTACCAGATAACAGTTCTGTTACATATAAATCAATACCAGTAACAGTACACATGACTAACGATGTGCAAGAGTTTCAAACAAACTCAAACGATAAAGATGGTAATTTATTATTAAAATATGAAATAGATGTTATCGAGAGTTTATAATGGCAAGAGGATTATCAAGTGCGGTAAAGACAGAATTAGCAACAGGGGTCATTGACCCTGTATTATTAGTAGAAATTGGTTTTAGTACACCAGTCTATTTAACAAATGCACCTTTTGATATAACATCAAGTGTTTCTGGCTCATCAAGAACTTATATTACAAATGGACATCTAAAAAATATTTCTGGTGTTAATGAGACAAACAAACCAACAAAAAACAGTCTACAGATTACACTTTCAGGAGTCGATCAAACTTATGTTTCAATAGCTTTGTCAGAAAACATTATTAACGATGAGGTTTACATTTATAGAGGTTTTTTAGATGCTAATAACTCTTTAATATCAGACCCTTTTTTATTGTTTTTTGGTACAATCGATGAATATAGAATTACAGATAATACAAGTACTGCAAACCTAGTTTTAAATTTAACATCACACTGGGGAAACTTTCAAAAAACAAGCGGTAGAGTTACAACAGACAATTCTCAACAAAGATTTTTTAGTGGAGATAAAGGTATGGAATTTGCGGCTTTGACTGTAAGAGATATAAAATGGGGTAGAGAATAATGACAAGTTTTCACTTTTATGAGGCATCAAATAAAAACATGGACGAGATATTTGAAATATTACATGAGTTTGAAAAAGAGGCACCAGCATTAGATTATCCTCATATACACAGAGCAAAAATGAAACAAACTTTGATGATGTTTTTGCAAAAAGGAAAAATAATTTTAATTAAAGATTTAGACAAACAAAAAATAGTTGGAATTACAATATTTATGATGAATGAGTATTTATGGTCTAAAGAACAACTATTAACAGTTCAAGTAATTTATATATTAAAAGAATATCGATCATTAAATTTATTTAATCAAACTATGGATATAATTAAAAATCAAGCAAAAGGAAGGCACATTCATTTAACTATATCAACTAAGTTATTAGCAGATAAATTATTAGATAGATACGGCTTTGAAAAAATGGGCGGTTTGTGGAGGTACTCAGATGTGTGACCCGGGAGATATAGTTGATGATGCTATGGATTTTGTCGGCGATGTTGTCGATTTCGTTGTTGATCTTGTAGTCGATGTTATTAGTTGGCTCAATCCTATTCCTGAGATACCTGACTTTGGAGGCAACCAACCAGACTTAAATGCAAGAGGTGTATTAGTAAATAAAGTTAGTGCAAATGCTCATATACCAATAGTTTACGGAACAAGGAAAGTTGGCGGAAATGTGGTCTTTGTAGAAAGTTCTGGTGACTCAAACGAGTTCCTTTATATGGCAATAATAGTTTCTGAGGGCGAAATAGACGACATAACTAAAATATTTGTAAATGATAATGAAGTAACTTTTAGCGGAGATTTAGCAGACAACACTCAAAGAACTGTTGCTAGTTCTGATGCAAACTTTTTTAAAGCACCTGATGCTGACTCTAGTGCTGAAAGTCTAATTACTGTTGAACCACACTACGGAACTGATTCGCAAACTGCATCTAGTTTATTAGATGAATTATCCTCATGGACATCGTCCCATCGGCTCAGGGGGCTTGCATACATAGCACTTAAATTTAAATGGAACTCAGATGCTTTCGGTTCTTTGCCGCAAGTTACAGCTATCGTCAAAGGTCGGAAAGTTTACAACCCAAATCTTGACGGCACAAAAACTGGTGGCTCTGGTTC